CGCTACGCGGTAAATCCTATCACTTTTATTTGGATGTAAGTTCTTATATGGCAATCACCTTCGGCGATTCACTTGTGAAGTATGCGAAATGGGCCGCCTTTTGTCAAGAACGTGAGAGACCACCATGGTGTAGTCGCATGATTATCTGGCCGGCCTGGCTGTCGGGAAAATCTCGACCGGCACTGACCAGTGTTGCGAAGCTCGCCGCCTTCTGGGATGTGCCGATTGCCATGATCCTTGAGGCGATGGGCCGTGCCGGCGCTGGGATTCCTGCGGCAAAGGCGAAGTCGACGGCCGTGCATGCACACTGGACGCCGAACGAATGGTGCGACCTGCTGATCCAGTATGAATATCAGTGTGCCTATTGCGGCGCCTATCGATCGGACCTGCTGAAGGTCGGTCAGGATCTGACGGCTGACCATATCCTCTGCCAAGAACTCGGCGGCAGTGACCGCATCGACAATATCGCGCCGTCTTGCAAAAGCTGCAATAGCAGTAAGCGTATCAGTGATCTCATGCTGTGGGCAAAAAAGAATAAAAAGCAGATTCATCCGTTAGCGATGGCGGCATATCAGCGGCAGGTATCAAACGTTTGATAGTCTGCCAGGAACAAATTGAGATAGAGGGCCACGCATTGCTGCGCGCGGATCATTTCCCGCCCGATCGTGCTCTGGCATGGCTGGAGCGTCACATCTGGGCGTGCATGCGCATGGACTTCGACAGAGAGGATCGAGTCGCATGGCGCGTTCGTTGGGGCGCATGGCCGTTCGTCACTGCGTCAGGTGCTGGCAAAACATTCGATCAAGCATTGCTGCGCTGTTTTCAATGTGCCGTTATCCGCATGAAGGAAGCCGAGAAGTGTATGGCAAGCCCAGAAGATCTGAAAGACATATGAACGATGACGGCTGGACCGATTTGGCGGAAGCACTGAAAGTCAGTGTCAGGAATCTCCATCGTTGGAAGAGAGATCCGACAACACCGCAAGAGCCGGACATTGAAGCGTGGAAAGCCTGGATGGTGGCCAATGGCAAAGGCATCACGCGCAAAGACTGGGCGACCAATTATGTCAGGCCTGATGGCCTGGAACTACCAGGGACCTGTTCCTACGATGCGGCGATGGGCAAGCAGTATCCAGCGTTGGAAGCGATACGGCGTGAGCAGATTCGTGAACAGGAACTGAAGAACGAGCTGCTCAGGATCGAAGTGGAGCAGACGAAGAAGGAAATGTTTTCCAAAGAAGACGTCGAAGAACGCGACGATCTCTTGAACCAAGCGATTGTCGTCGAAGCTGAAAAGGTTCAGCGACTCATCGACGGCATTGACGGCGTGACACCTGACATTCGCAAGGTGTTCATGGAACGGTTCAAGAAGTGGCGGTATGAGATGGCGGATGCGCTGGGGAAGGTGCACAAGTGAGCACCCTCCTCGAACTCGACAACCGCCGTGCTGAGTTCTGGAAGCAGCGACCTGAGCCATTGTCGCATCTGGCTTTTGCCTACACACTGACGCTGCCAGACAGTCAGGATGAAAATGGGCGCATGACGCCATACGATCCCACATCGCATCCGGCGCAGTGGATCATGCTGAATGCACTCGATGGCGGTTATGACCAGCCAGATCACAAATACATCAAGTTCATGTTTGCCAGCGATGCGCAGGGCGGTGGAAAATCATGGATCATGCAGCAATGCGGATTCCGCGACATGGTGGAAGTGGGGCAGAATGTCATCTATGCGTTACCGACTCGTGATCTCGGTGGAGATATCTGGCAACTCAAGCTCAGACCAGCAATCACTGGCGCCGGTCTTGAAGGATATTTGCCAAACATCGGTCCAACGAGCAAGGGCGGCAGTAAACCACGGTTTGTCCCATTTGTCAGGAAGAACGGCAAGGGCGGCGGTACGCTCGTGTTCATGGCGGCTGGAGGCCGTGGACAGTCAGGGCAAGCAGCTTTAACGGCGCGCAAGCTCTTGGTCGATGAGGTTGACGACTGGGAGCAGGATGCACTCATGCGTATCGGCAGGCGTGTGGACCGATACGCAGAAACGGCGATTCAGTTTTATGTGAGCACGATCAAGAAAGACGATTCCGAGCACCGTGAGAACGATCATTCCAACATCGTGGACATGTATGAAAAAAGCACCAAAGGCCGGATTGAGTACAAATGCCCGCACTGTCCGGAATGGACGCGATTTGAGTGGGAAACGTTCAAGTACGAAAAGTCTGCCAGAGGGAACGCCCATACTGCATGTCTCTTTTGCACCAAATGTGGGGAACTTATTTCTGAAGCTGAAAGGATGTCCTGCTTTGCTTTTGGTTCATTCCGATATTCATCCGATAATTTGCAATCAAGCGTATTTGGACTTAGGAGCACAGCCCTCGATTGCCCATGGAAAACGCTGGTGCTGTCGGCTGAACGCCATGCTGCCGCCATCGCAGACCGCGACAAAGGCAACCACGAACCAATGCGGCAGTTCGCGCACGACCAACAGGTCCTACAATACCGTGACGACGAAAACGTTGACGACATTGCCACGCAAATCGACTCGAAATATCTGCTTAGACGCTCAGAGGCCAGCCAGTGGGGGCCAACGCAAGCGTACTCGGACAGGAAAGACAATACGGACCTGCAAAGCTATTCGCGGCACATAGCCGATCATCCCGAAGGCGCGAAATGGGCCACGGTGGCAGTGGATGTGCAGGCGAATCGCTGTTATTGGCTCTTTATGGGCGGCGGACCGGATGGTTCGACCTGGGATATTGCCTGGGGCTATGAGCACGCGACCATGGCGCGGGAAGAGATGACGGTTAATGACCTACATGGCGTGCTGACGCGCATCGATGGTCTGACGCGGGAGATTGCTGGCGAGCTGCCGATTGCCAAACGGGGCGTTGACGCCAATTTCAGGACGGATGATATCGTAAATTGGCTCAAAACGCGCTTCGAATGGTGGCCACTCTATGGCGCCAGTGCGCAAAAAGCGTCACGGATGCATCACAAAACAGGCGATAAAGTCGCGGATTATCCAGGCGTTCTCTATATGCGCAGGTCGGATGGCTGGCATCTGCGCCAGCATCGTGTTCATATTGACACCAATCCTATGCGTATGGAAGCGCAGCGCAGCTTTCTGCGTATGATTGGCGAGCCAGGCGCCGCGCATCTACCGTCTGGACTTGGCACTAATCATTCGGATCTTGCTTATCTTGAGCATTTGTGCGGCGAAAAGTTCGATGAGAAGAAAATGCGTTGGGAAAAGTTCAAAGGCCGCTGGGATTGGCTCGATTGCCGCACGTACTGCATGGCGATGCATCGGTATCATTTACTCACCTTCAACAAACCGCGCCCAAAGCGCATTTACGGAAACATAGGAACATTATGACTATTCAACTCGGGATGATTGCAAAAGACATAATTACTGGATTCACTGGCAAGGTGACGGCAATCTGTAGATATATTACTGGGAAAGACCGTTGCGGTGTTTCTGCCCTGAATAGCAAGGGCGAGCCAGTTGAGGAGTGGTTCGACATCGAAAGGCTGATAGAGGTTGAGTAATATCTGTGAAAAACTACAAACCACGACCCAAGCGGGTTTATGGGAATATAGGGACGTTATAAGTATGTTCAAAAAATGTAGGCCAGGCGAGGTCATGACGATGGATAAGGACGATCATGTTCTGCCGATCAACCAAGACACGACGCTCAAAACGCTGCACGGTATCATTGAACTTTATGTGAGAGCGGAGAAAAAGGGTATGCCAGAGAATTGTACGAAGGCGCTAACTGATCTTTTCGCGGCAACGACGCAATCGCTAGGGTTCATTTACGTAATTCACGGATCACCGGATAAAAAATGAAAAAACTCCTCTCCCGCCTCTATTATACTTTCGTCAAAGTCCGCTGTCCCAAGTGCAATGACTTGATTGGCGAATGCGATCTATGCAAAGGCGTCGGGCTGCTGAAGAAGCAAATCGCTGACCAGTACGTCGGTCGGTATGACCCCGGCAGCGTGCACATGTACCACGTCTTCGGCCACCATCCCGAAGATAAAGTTGTATGCCCGTGTCGGATAGCCGGCCGCAGAGGTTATGCGGCTGACGGCAATATCTGCACTATCTGCTTGGGCAAAGGCGAAGTAAAACTGAAAAATTCAGGCCTGAAAGTCTGCGACCTCTGCCGGCCATGCAGCGGCAAGCCGTGCGAGAAATGCGAAGGCGTGGGATTGGTGGCGGTGTGATTGCCGCGCTGCGTTTCGTGAAACGTGAAGGAAAATTTATCCTGCAACAGATGTCAGCGTCTCTTGCTTTTGGGTTCTCTGGGCAACCAATTGAAATGCCAAAATGGGAAGACGTTCCGCAGGAATTAGGGTTGCCGATTCCAGGCAATCCAGATTGCGACCGTGACCAAATTATCGCTAATCTGCGCCGAGACATTATGGAGGAAACTAAAAAGCGGTTGGCCGCTGAAAAGGATCGTGATGAATGGAAAAGGCAGTCAGAAACATGCATGGATCTAGCTAGGGCACATTTACATAAAATAATTGAGGCAAAGAAGGAGCTCGGATGACCGTCCTCTGCATCGGCGTCGGTCGCTGTTTCAATATCTATCCACGGTCAGACGTTATCGTACTGCCAGGCGAAACGATTCCTGAAGATTGTGATAAGACTATTACATTCCACAAAGTCGAAACGCTCGACGAATGCCTACGCGCTATCCGCTGGCGATTCTTCACGCACGAACAGGTTGCCAGCATGGGCGGATTGCGCGTGCAGGACGACCATCCGACAGCGGCGGCAGATATCAGGGCCGAATGGCTGCCAGCGATCCACCGCCTGCTGGAAATGATCATCGACGACATCGGCAATTGCCCATTGGATAGTTGGCATGGTGCTCGTAACGCGATCCTGCAAGGCAAGTATCTGGAGACGTGCCCGAATACGGCAAGCCTACACAACGCGCTGGTCGGCAAGCCGGCAATATGCCTGGGCGCAGGGCCAACGGCGCAAGCGTACCTGTCGCGGATCAATCCCGAGACGCATTACGTGTTTTGCTGCGACGCCATGGCGGCCGGCATCGACTTTGTGCCGCAGTTTACCTGCATGTTGGAGCGCACGAAGGAAAACCTGATGATGGTCGAAGCCGCTGGCGATGGCGGCTCGCGGCTGATTGCGCTGCCGGTTATTGACCGACGTGCTGCTTACGCATTCAACGGCAAGGCGCTGTGGTGGATGACGCCTGATTACCTGTGTTCCTGGCTCGCGCCTGACGTTGGCCGCGCCTATGCAGGACGCAGCACGGGCTCGCTGTCGATTGCCGCGGCGCTCTTGGCTGGCTGCAATCCGATCTATCTGATTGGCCAAGACCATGCCTACGGCGAAGGCAGCGTGACGCATGCGGATGTGGCGCATAAGCTGGCGCTCGACGGCCACTGTTCGCCGCATGAATCGATGGCCGAAGTCCATCACATGCGGCGATTCATGGTCGACGGCAACAACGGCCAGCAGGTCGAGACGTGCGGGCTGTATTCGCTATTCAAGTCCGATATCGAGCACATTTTGACGGCGTATCCTGATCGCACGGTGATCAACTGCGGCGGCTTGGCCAAGATCAAGGGTACGGTGATGGGCGACCTGGACGTGTCGCCGTTTCTAGTGCATGAACCGAACTATATCATCAAGCCGATTCGTGATCGGATGCAGGACATTCCGCGCATTATCGAGAACGCGCAAAAAGTTCAGGGAATCTGTGACAAGGCGCTTGCCTGGCTAGAAAACGGCAGCGATTCCAGCCACGTCGCTAAAATGCTCGTCGTCAGCGAAATGGTCGACCGCGATCTGTGCCAATTGTTCAACTTCATCTTCTGTTCGATTTCGAATAACCTGAATTTGCAAACGCAGTACCGGTTTTCCAAAGGCCAAGACGCGGAGACGGTATTCCGCGCGGCGCTGCGTAGTCAGGCGCTGACGATGCATGCGCTTTGCGAGGTGATGATAGGTGATCTGTGCATTTAAGGAGCAATGATGGAATCTGACGTACTTGTACCGAGGGCAGTTTTAATGAGCCTTTTGGGAGCCGCAGAAATTGCGGCGAATGCTGACGATGAATGCGAGCATCATGATTGCGCCGTTGAATGGTGGCCGGAAATCGCTCGGGCTAGGGCGATCCTTGGCATGCCGCCGCCTGATCCGGAATATACCTACTGGCCGCCGCGTGAATGATATGTTATGCGATCTAATCACAACCACCGGTTTCGAGTTAGTGCTCCTGCGCCAGATTCTCTATGCGTCCTACCATCGCTGCGAGCTAACGCAGGACGATTTCGAGATGACGAGCCTGACGAAAGAACAGCTTATTATGCTGCTGACTATCAAGCAGGCGAAGCCTGGCGATGATATGTGGCAGACGGTGGAGCATGTCCTGGGAGAGAAGCTGCCATCCGGCGAGTGTTCCCGAGAAAGGATCCCGTCTCCATACCGCGATGAATTCGTTTAAATAAAAAGACCCGGCCAGAAATGCGCTGACCGGGACCTTTATCACCTGATCTCCCAACCAAGGAAAGATCTACTCACCTTCTAAGCCATTAACGGCAAGGAGCAACAGTGGATATTCCTGATAATCGCATGGCGACTCCCGCAGTACGTCGGGGCCGACCGCCTAATTCTGTGGTGGCTGCGCGAGAAGCGCCAACGGAAATAATCCCGATACCAGAAGCGGCAAAGCTGCCGCACATTCAGCCAATGAAGTGTCCGTGCTGCGGGCGCGGCATGACGCCGAAAGTCTTGCGCACTGGCGGCGACTGTCGGACAACGTCGTGCTCTCTCTGTGGTCGTTTGATGAGCGTCAAATATTTCCCAGATGGGAAAATAATCGTTACAAAATTATAATATGTTTCATTAAAAGGTGCTGACGCCTTTTATAATAAAGGCGTAAACGCTTTTATGGTTCTAAGCGGCACTATTTATCTTGACAGGTAATGGCGCGCAGCACCACCAGCATCCAAGCCGAAATAAACGTTCTCGAAACCGAATTGCAGTCGGCGCAAAGCCTGCTCGCGTCGGTTGGCAGCGATAATACCCAGATAACCAAGCGCCGCGACATTTTACAGAGTCGGCTTGATTATTTGTATGTGATGTACGACCGCGCGTCTGGCGCGGCGCCGATGTTCGTTCGCGGAGTCATTCATGGACTTGGCCGCAACACATGACGAAACGCGGCATCCGTTCGACTATATCGACGTTCTTCAGCTCGACATGGACGACGCTTGGCGGCTTTTTTGGGCTGGCTGGCTACAGCGCTACCGATCCACGCCGAAAGATTCTGCCGCTTGGCATACGTCCGCCTACCGCGACAGCCAATCAGCTACTCACGTCCAGCCTGCCGCTCTTGCGTGCGTATTGCCGACACCTTGAGCGCAACAATCCGACTGCCCGCGCCGGCGTCGAGGGCTTGGTTGCCAATATCGTCGGCACGGGCATTGGCCTCGAACCGGATACCGGCATTGCCGAGCTGGACGACCGCGTACGCGCCGTCTGGCAGGATTTTCTCGCTGACTGTGCCGCGAACGGCATGCACGACATGTACTACCTGCAATGTCAGGCACTGCGCGAGACCGTCGTTGCTGGCGAGTTCATCTGGCGGCTGGTGACTGATCCGACGCGTATTGACCAAGGCAAGATCCCGCTCGCCGTGCTGCCGCTGGAAGCCGAATGGCTCAATGTTCATGCCAATACCATCGGCCATCCTGATGACCAAGGCCGCGTCTGGATCGGCGGCGTTGGGGTGGACAAGTTCGGCAAGCCGATTGCCTATCAGATTCGCAATCCGGAAGTTCCTGGTTCAGAAATCGAGACGCTGCCAGCGTCTGAGCTGATTCATGACTTCGAGCGGCGCCGCGCGTTGCAGGCACGCGGTGAGCCATGGTACGCGCCGCTGATCGAAGTCATGCAGCAAGAGCGCGATTTGGTTGACGCCGAGCTGAAAGCCGCAGTCAACAACGCGGCTATCAGCATGGTCATCGAGTCTGAGTTCCATGACACGCTTGATACGACTGAAGAAGGCACCGTAACCGATCCAGCACAGACGCTGCGCATAGGCGGCATTGCCCGCATGTTCCCTGGCGAAACGGTCAAATCGTTCACAAGCCAGCGTCCCAGTCAGCAGATTGCGCAGTTCCGGAACACGCTGCGCGGCGACATCGCGGCTGCGCTCAGGATTCCGCAACGGTTCTTGGACCGCGACGTCAGTCGGGCGAACTATTCCAGCATGCGCGCCGATATGCTCGACAGCGACCGACTGTTAGCGCCGGTGCGTGAGTGGTTTGGGCACGCCACGATTGGCCGCGTCTATCAAGCGGTCCTGCCCTACCTGGCACTCAAAGCAGGCATCAAGACTCCGCGCGCGAAATACCGACTTATCCCCGATGGCCAACCATACGTCGATCCTGAAAAAGATGTTAAAGCGAGCTTACTCAAGATTGTCGGCGGCCTCTCGACGTTTGAGAAAGAAATAGGACTGCGTGGCGAAGACGCCAAGAAGCTTATCGAGCAACTGACTAAAGAGCGCAAGGATCCACTGCTCAACGAAATCTTTGAGGCTCATCTCTATCCGACTGGCAAGGCGCAGGCTGAAGAAGTCGCAGCGCAAGACGGCATTCCCGCATCAGCGCCATTAGTGCAGGACAATACACCATGACCGAAATGTTCCATCGCGTTCGCGCTTTGTCCGACGCTGAACAGCTCGGCGCTGAAGGTCAGATCAATCTCATCGCCAGCACCGACAAAGCCGTGGACTGGGGCAACTGGCGCGAAGTGCTCAAGCACGACGGCACCTGCATCGACATGCAGGCAGCCAGGTCGCTGCTCATCAATCACAATCCGAATCAGCTCGCTGGTTCGATTAGCGGCATGAATGTGCTCAATGGCGAGCTGCGTTCGTCTGCCGATATCGATGAAGACGCCAAGATGCAGTCTGGCGTCTCGGTGCGCAAAGCCGTCAAGAAACGCCAGCTTGGCGGCGTGTCGATTGGCTACAGCTACGACATGAAAGACACGCAGTTCAACGAGGAAACTCGGGAACTCACGGTCAACAAATGGCGCCTACTCGAAATTTCTCTCACTCCTATTCCGGCTGATGCTCGTGCGCACGTGCGCGCGATGCCGACTGGATCTCATGAAAATGTCGCACCTGCGGCAGAAAGGACCTCGGTCATGACCGAAGTCGTAAATAAGTCGCAGGAAGTTCCTGCGGAAAAGCCTGTCGACCATGCCGCTCTCGTTCGGGAGCTGGCTGAGTCGAAGGAACGCGCTGCGAAAGCTGAGCGCACTCTCAAACTCCAGACGCTTGCCGTAGAACAGGGCATCGATACCGCCGGTATCGACCTTGGCTCGTTCGCCAGCGAGACCGAAGGCCTGACGGCGCTAATTAAGCGCAAGGCAAAGGCCACGGAAATCAAGAATGTGCCCGTGCATACCAACATCGACGCCGCCGATAAGGCGCGCGATGCAGCCCTGGGTGCGATGGCGTGGAACGCTGGTTTTAAGGACAAGAAGTTGCAGGACGGCAATCCGCTCGTCGGAAAGTCGATGCGCAACATCATCCGCCAGACGGCGAACATGCTGGGCGAGAACACCAGCAACTGGGATGATACTGACATCGCCTGGTATGGACTCGGACGTAACGAGAAGATTCAGGGAACGCGATCTGGTCCCGCGAACGTCACGACATCCAGCTTTCCGAACTTCGTCTTCCTCAATAACATCACCAAAATCCTGGCGATGGGGTATGAGCGCGGCGCGGCTTCGAGCCAGTACAAGAAAGTCTGTTCGTTCCAGACTGTGCCTGATTTCAAAACCTACAATATCGGTGCTCTCTCGGCCGGTAATTTGACTAACACCGTCGAAGACGTGGCATTCCCTGAGCTGACCAAGACGGACGGCGTATACAGCAACACCGCCAAAATGTGGGGCGGCACGCTGTCGCTCACCATCCAGGCGCTGAAGAATGACGATCTTGGCCAGTTCAACCGCGTGCTGTCGCAAGCCGGCGCGCTCTTGGACAAGACCATGGATCGCCGCGTGTTCCAGAAGCTGCTCATGGGCACCAGCTTGGCGGAAGGCACCTCGACCTGGACCAGCAACACCACCTCAGGCGGTTCGCTGGTGTATACGACTCAAGACCTCATGGCGGCTGCTCGCGGCAAGCTCGGCTTGGTGCGTACCGCGCTCCAGGTCAAGACGGGCCTCGACGGCAATCCGACTGGCAACATCCCACGATTCCTGATCTGCGGACCGACACGCGAAATGGAAGCGCGCGCGATTTGCGGCGACAACGGCCCTGGCTTGCAGGCCGGCGTCGTTCAGCCGTCCGCGACCATGACGGTCATTCCGACCGCCTGGCTCGAAGCGTCAGCACTGACTGGCAACAGCACGACCAGCTACTACCTGCTCTGCGATCCGGGCGACGTGACTGGCCTCGTGGTCAGCACGGTGGCCGGACTCGAAGGCATCCAGGTTGAGCAGTACGACGCCGGCGCCATGGCTGCCATCAAATACAAGCTGTGGTCTCCGTTCGAAGCGGACCTGCACTTCATCTCGATCAGCGCGACCAACACCATTGCTGCCGCGCAGCAGGGAACGACCTGATCTGACGAATAGGGCCCGGCTGGATTACCAGCCGGGCGATTCGCCACCACACCATTTTCTTGAAAGGAATATCCCTTGGCTACCTCACATGACTTTGATGGCTCGATGTCCATCGCTTCCAGCTTGGTCCCGACCACAGCGGGAACGATGGTTTTCACGACCACCTCAGCCTTCGCCTATCTGCCGCTCATCACCGCGACTTCGGGCAATCCGACGTCCGTTAAGTGCGTCGGTCTCGTCAAGTCTGTCACCAAGACTACAGCGGCGTGGCTGGCTGGTCAGTCGCTGACGGTCGGCACTGGTCTGACGTTCGCGGTCACGACCGCTGGCGACATGTCACAAGCATCGGCCTACGACGCGGCTACCGCCGCTTCGACGACCGGTGATGTGATCATGCGCCTGCCCTGCGTTGGAGCCTGATTCTCTAATCGACCTGCCAGTATGAAAATGCTGGCGGGTCTGAGGAAGACAGATGCCAGTACCGGGCGAAGTCGTAAATTTTATGATCGGTCGGCAGACGCCGGCCGGCGCGGGCGCGTCTGGCAAAGTCGCTGCCGACTTCATCATGGCGCCATCACTTGACGGCACCGTCACGACACCGGTAACGACTGTCACTGAGATAGGACTGGTCGGGAACATTCCGAATCAGTTTTCACAGTACAAGGTTGCCGTGACGCTCGGCGCGACGGCTGGTCGCTTCAACGAACGTATCATGCCGGCATCAGGCTATGACCTAATCTCACCTGACATTTTCCAAGGTGAAATTGAAGCCTACGACCTTGATTCGCTCGCTGCGCTCATGCTCACGCAGCAAGGCCAGCCTGCGGTGCAATCGGCATCGCCATCGAACCTCGGTGACATTATCGACGGCGACAGCTACCAATCGCCAACGTTGACGGTTCCGCTTGGTATGCTGACAGCGTTTGGGCAGTCGGATCTGACGGGACTGACTATCGAAGCCGCGTTGATGTCTGCGCCCGGTGGCACATCCTATCCGATTACAGCAACGGTGGTCAGTGTGCCCGGCCTGACTTTCAATATCGGCTGGAATACGCAGCAGCATCCGGCATTGACGACACAGAACTCAGTCAACTGGACCTGTGATTTGCAATTTATCAAAACTGGTCCGCCTAAAATAATCGTCACGACCAATCGCTACACCTTCAATCAGGTCTGGCAGGCAGATACGAGGACGACATGAGCGACCTCAACGCAGTTCAATCGCCGCTCACCGCTCCGCAAATCGCTGCGCGCCTGGCAACGCTCGACGCCCAAACATTGGCTCGCGTGCTGGCGTCGTTCAATCAAGCGGTCAATCGTCCTTTGGGACTCAATCTTCTGTTCGCCACCGATCCACAAGCCGTGCGCGAATCACTCCAAGTCGCCAATCCTAATGCCGCAGAACGTTACCTGCGCGCTCAATTCATGAGGTAATATCCAATGACCGGCATTAACACCATCGCCTTTACGCCTCGCAAGATCCAGACGCTCAACGCCTCTGTGACCACGGCGAACACGGACCTGACTGGCGCCAGTGGCTCGGTCATTCAGTTCAAGAATACCAATGCTGCGTTCACGACCGGCACTGACGGTTCGCTGCTGATAAATTGGACAGTGAATTACACCGTGACCAGCACAGCCGGCCAAATCATGCTGTTCATCAAGGATGGTACCACCTTCTGGTTGGTCGATGCCATGGCTGTTACTGCCATATCGGTCGCCGCTGGAACGATTGGATTCCAGAAAACAAACACACTTAACCTTTATGTTCCTTTCAATTATACGCTCTATGTTTCAACGTATAAATCAGAAGTTGCTCACGTTACTGCGAACGTGTTGGACTACTAAGATGCCGATTGGTCCACTTCCAGCGCCGCTACCACCGTCAGTAGGGAACTACTGGCGGTATGATGGCACGCATTGGGACGCATCACCAATGCTCGCCGCTGATTTAGCAGCCATCACGGTGGCCGTCGTTTGGAATGTGGCATCGACGAATTTCACCAATTCGGTGTTCTTCAATAATACCGTCACGCTTTACAATACCTGTACATTCAATCTGCTCATTGCGTTCGCCAGTGGCGCGAACATGCAATTCGATACGACGACTAACGGCACAAAGATTGGTACTGCTGCCAATAACAAATTGGCATTCTGGGGCGCGAATGCAATCGTTCAACCGACTACTGGCATTGCTGCTGCTACTTTCGCGGCAAATACATCGTTAATTGCCAATGATACTGCGACTTGGGATGGCTACACAGTCGGACAAGTCGTCAAGGCTCTGAGAAACGCTGGGCTGCTCGCGTGAGCTTCGATCCAACACCATGGGTACAGCAGGGACCGATAGTCTTCGCGCTCATCATTGCCATCTACTATTTTTTCCGTCGTGAAATACGCATGGACCGAAAGGTGGATGCGCAGCAAAAGAAATGCGAGGATCGCGAACAGTCACTGGTAGCTCGGCTGCAAGTGTATGAAGACCGTCAGTATGAACTGCTCGCCGCAAGTCAGCGTATCATTCAAAAACTGACCGATATCGAAACCGATCAATTCAAATCCATAAAACAAGGGGATCACGCATGAAAGAATTTGCGAAGAATACCTGGGATTTGATCTTGATCTATGCGCTCATTGTTGCCGCAATTGTTTGGCTCAATGGGTGCGGTGGCGTGCGTTTAACGCCAACAATGACAGTGGCGGCAGCGCATGAACTGGCGCGACAAGCTGAAGAGAAAGATGCCTATTCGTTCTTGCTGTGGGTCGCTGGAATTTCCATCCTGGGACTCGGTGGCTGTGTCGTTGCATCCATACTCTTGCCGCTCAAGAAAATCTGGGCCGCTCTAGCCGCCGGTTTCGGCGCAACGCTCGCCATATCACTGACGACCAGGGCCGCTCTACCGTATCTGCCATGGGTCGCTCTTGGCGTTGGCCTTGTGGCTGTCGGCGTGGCCATCTGGTACTTCCGCAAATACGTCCTGGCGACACATGCAGCAGTTCTATTCGGAACATCCATGACGTCAGCCGAAACCGACGCGCAGGCTGCTGCGCTCAAGGCTCAGCATGCGGCATTCCAGCAGCAGATCGGCGTCAAGGGCATCATTGATGCCATGCTGAATCAGCCGCAATCACCGCCGGCGACAAGTCCACCAGTATGAGCCTCGCGACCATGGTCCAGCCAGTCTTCGCGTCGTTCGCAACGACGATAGGCACTGCTTTGACCTATCGCACCTACACCAATGGTGCCTGGTCAGGCACGACCACGGTCTACGGCGAGGTGAAGGCCACGATGATCGCGGAAGAGATGGACGACTACTCGGGCACCAAAGTCAGGCGCCAGCGGGCAACCGCAAAGCTCTATGACCAGACATCGCTGGTAGCACCAACGCTGAAAATCGGTGATGAGATAATCGATGCCAGTTCGGTTTATTGGAAGATCCATGCCTTTGATAAAGCCGAAATCGGCAACGGCATCTATCGCTATCACCTGGTCAGGGATATCCCGCTGCGTGGCGCGGCAGAACGTGGCCAGACCTATCCAGAAGGTTCCGACGCATCGGTTACAGGAAACACCATGTCCACCTTCACCGGCACCAATATCGAAGGCGCGGCGACCATCTTCTACGGTGCCGTCTGTTACATCACATCGTCTGGTTTTGGTTTGGCTCGGAATGATACCCTTGGCAAATCGGCGTTCGGACTCTGTACGGTCAATGGTGGCGTAGCTGTTGGTGGTACGGCAACCGTAGCGTCTGAGAACGCGGTAACACTTACCGATTGGACTGCCGTTGCTGGCATAGCAACGCTGACTGGTGGCGCGCTCTATTGGCTCGCGGCGGTACCGGGACAAATCACATCCGTCAAGCCAGTCGCCGGCTGGTTGCAGCCGGTTGGCACGGCGTCGTCCAATGGACTCACGCTCGATCTCGAAATTGTGCAACCGATCCAGCTCTAACCATGGCAAATAAGATTCCATTGGTGACTGGCGCGACCACACCTGAAGCACAACTTCAGGCAGCGGACACGTTAGCGGATGCGAATGGCAATGCCTATCTGCTTGCTGCCGCACTGGTGAACATGATCGTCACCGGCACTTTCGCTACGACAGCGATTGAAGACACGATCACGGCACATGCTGGCGGCACGCAGGCTGCCGCTTTCGGTCTCGGCACTCTCAAAGTCATCCACCACATCACCGTATGCGCCACAGCCGGCGATTCCGTTGCGCTACCGACCGCAGTTCTGGGCCAATATCATTACGTTCATAATTCAGGCGTGGCCTCTTGCCAGGTATATGGTCGTGGCACTGATACCATCAATGACATTGCAACGGCGACTGGCATAAGCCTACCGCCAGCGACTGGCGCTCTATTTATCACGGTTGTCGTCGCTGGTGCGAGCAAATGGTACGCATTCGGCTTACCAACCACAACACTCACTGGCGATGTCACTGGTAGTGGTGCTGGATCCTTTGCCACGACCATTGCTGCCGCTGCGGTCACCTATGCGAAAATCCAAAACGTTTCTGCGACTTCTCGCTTTCTCGGTCGTATTACTGCTGGCGCTGGATCGCCTGAGGAACTCACAGCCGCGAATGCAAAGACGATTCTGGCGCTGGTGTCGTCTGACGTTGGGCTTGGAAATGTCACCAACGATGCGCAAACCAAGGCAGCGATTGCACCAAACACCGCTCCTGCTGCCGGACAGATTCTGGTCGGCAATGCTGGCGGCACGGCATATGCGCCAGTAACGGTCAGTGGCAGTGGCGCAACGATTACCGCTGCCAGCACTGGTGTTGTCACCATCAGCGGTATCGCCAATGCATCACTGACCACTGGTCCGACTGGAAACATTGTCGGCACTTCTGACACGCAGACGTTGACCAATAAGCGTATCGATAAACGCATTGAGACGCTGGCTGATGCTGCGACTGTTACCATGAACTGGGACAATGCAGACGGCGGTGCATTGGCGACCATTTCTCAGGCTACTCAGTTCTTAAATCCGACCAATGTCGCAGCGGTAAATATGCGTCCATATTTATTGCGTATTATAAGCACAACCGCGCGTGCATTAAGCTGGGATACGAAATTCAGGTCAGGCGCATCCACGACATTGCCGGCGACTACAACCGCAAATAAATCACTTTATATGCTGTTCGTTTATCAGTCCACGGCAGACAAATACGATATCCAATATGCTGGAGACGGTTACTGATATGGCTTGGTCGCTCGTTAGCATAACGGTTCAAAATCAGGAAGGCCGTCCTGGTTGGCATGATATTTATATCACTATCACCGATGGCACGGTGAACCGTGTTTTCATTTCACAGACTGACCATGTATGGACTCAGGCAGAAAAGGACAATGAGCGAGACCGCATCATCGCAGCAGTGACAAACTGGAAAGACCCAACGTCTGGCAAAGATATCAAGTCGCAGATGGCGACGATATTCGCTGATGGCACAGGTGCGGCAAACGAAAAGACGGAAGCTATAGCTTATCTCACTAGCATTCGAGCGAGTGACGGATGACTACCGCAGGATTCATTGATTTTGTCGGCGGTAATAATGCGAACGATGGCAGCACATATGCTAACCGAGTTCTAACGGCGACCTCAGCAGGTGCTTCAGCAGCTAGAACAGCAAGCACTGACTGGCAGTGGCGCATCGCAAAAACCTGGGACCCGACGCAGCTCACGCCAACAGGGACTATTACCAACGGTGGTAAGTCATGCGTTCTGTCGAGCAGCGTCATTCAAGTGGTTAAAGGTAATGATGCCACGATTGCCTGGACTTCTGTAGCTACGCACGTCAGCCAGGCCACGGCAAACACGAAACAGAACGACTCTGGATGGAATCGGACGACAACCTTCGACGGTACAGGTATGACCGGAGTGGCAGCATATTATACGTTACCATCGACGCTCGATCTCTCATCCTACTCACTCTTAAATTGGCAATGTCGTGAGACTTCAGGAACCTCAATTGCTGCCAGCTCGATCCGCCTTGATCTTTGTTCAGACACGCTCGGCGCAACGCCTGTTGACAGCTTCACCATTACCAACATCCAAAATAATCAGCGTTGGTATGATTTCGCATTGAACCGCGATGGCGGCGGAAGTCTGCATTCAGGCATCAAATCAATTGCCATTACATGCCTGAATAATTGCGCCAATGCTTCTGTGAACTGGGGTGGCTTCTGGGCGAGTAAAGATAAGACTGGTACCGATTGCATATCTCTCCATACGGTATTCGCCATCAATTCAGCGCCATCAGGGCTTGATTATTGGTATAAAGTTGGCCGCGTTTCTAATGATGGTCTGACCATATATTTCGATTCTTACGTTAGCCAATCTTCTGGCGTGGTTCCGAACGTCTATCGGCCATCAACATCGACATCGATTGCCATCTATGTCCGTCATGCTCTCGCGTTGACTTCTGATCCTGGTATCGACACGGTTAAGGCTGGAATCGAAGGCGGACCTATAGTCTATAGCGGTGGTTGGGACACATCTGGTAATATGGTCACGCAGAATGGTCAGACATGGCTCTATTGCTATCCAAACGTTTTTGGCCAGCGCATCAATATAAACAACGACTGGAATAACGTCGATAATGTCAGCTTTATTGGTTCTAATACTGGCATCAATTGGAGTTCCGGTAAGAACTGCACATTTACCGATGTTTGGCTCATGTGTGGATATGGTCAAGTAGCGCAAAGTTCTACGCAGAATAAATATCTGCGTGTCAACATTCTTAGCCAGGGGGAATCAAGTGAGTTTTCCGTAGGATCATATGCCTATTGTGAAAGCTGCCATCATTATGGATCATTCAGTGCTGGTGGTGGCGGAAGTGGCGCAGGATTCACCATAGGCAAATACTCTAAGCTAGTTAACTGCGTCGTTGATTCCATGGCATCTACAACCGTTGCTGGTTTTAACTTCACTAGTTCCGGTCAGCGTTCGCGTGAATATCAACTCGTTGGCTGCCAATCATTACATAATACCTATGATGTTGATTCGACCACTGGTGACATCCTTGCTAAGGATTGCATTTTTAACGGCACTACCGTATGGAAGCCAACGACGGCTTCAGCCGGCACGCGCTACTCGCTGTTCTCCCACAACCACGGCCAGGTCGCCGGCACGCACAAGGAGTATATCGGCGCGGTCGGACTCATCGTCACCAGCGCGACGATCCATGCTGCAACTGGTACGTCGCGCAAGTTCTCGCCTCTGGACAGTACCTACGTCAGCACGCGCTTTCCGCTGCGCCAATGCATATTCGCCTATGAATTAAATTCTGGAACGACCTACACATTCACGGCATGGGTACAGCGCGATAATACTGGCCTGACCATGCGTATTGTTTGCCCAATCCAGGGTGCGGCGATTACTACGGAAGTGAGCCAGACAAGTTCAGCGGCAATAAATACCTGGGACCAGTTGACGCTTTCCATAACGCCAGCGGCTACCGATGTGGTCTGCATTTATGCTGAGGCATATGGCGGCACGACGCTCAATGGTTACGTCCACGATTTGGCGATTGCATAGCCATGCCAATACCATCACAAGGTTCTCAACTCGACATGCATGCCGATAATTTCGGCGAAGCGTTTGTTGCTGGTTCCAAGGTACCAGCGGCAAACCTGCTTAATATGCACGCCGATAGCTTTGGCGAAGCGTTTGTTGTCAATCCACCGCTATTAGGTTCTGGCGGCATCATCCTTTGGTACTGGATGTCATGAGCTGGCCAACCGGACAATTACCAGCCGAAGTCACGGCTATCCGTGACATGCTCGCCTTGTCAACGCAGTGGACCAGTAATGGTGGCGCGCAAGGGCAGATCCATTATCCGGATTTTACCGTGAGCAATGCCACGGTATTTCCAGCCATCTGCGTTGTCCGTGACGAGCACCACCGCGAGAGCTATGCCGCTGGACCGAGTGCGCTGCCAGCGGGTCGCATGACGCTTGAACTCTATGTCAATGATATCGTTTCGAGCGTTGAAACCATTGCGCAGGGCATCGCGTCTGACCTTGCCGGTGCCAGCTTTGGCTTGGCTATCCGCTCGGCGTCAACCGAACTTGCCGGCGAAATCAGCGACGGCAGACAGGCCGCGATTGATGACAGCTCGGCACCATCGTTTCGCTGTGCAAAGATTCTCATCGATTACGGCTTAACACTGTAAGGGAAAACCATGGCCGCGCCTTTGATCTATAGTTCTTCTCCATGCAAATTAAATACCACTGTCATGGCCGCCACCGACCTGCGGCTAAGCGCGAACATCGCCAGCCAGGTCTATCAGCACAGCGGCAACCTGTTCCCATCGGTCGCCGTGCTCTCTGGCGCAATTCCTCGAATCGCATTCAAGACGCCGATCAAGGACGCGCTGACGGTGATCGGAACTGGACTCTTGGCGCTGACCAACCTGGACTTCATGCTGGCCAAGTTCAGCAATTCGACGTTTATCAAGGCAACGACCAGTGTGCATACCAAGTGGAATGCGTCGAGCGGTTGCGCCTATATCAGCGGCTGGTCAATCGGCCAAGGCGGCATCTGCCTTGCTGATGTGGACGTGGTGCCGCTGTCGACCGATGGCACCACGCATCCACTGACGCGATCAGACAACAATGCCATGCTGACGCTCAGTAGCGAGCCGATCCTACACACGCTCGGGCCGCTGTCGGTCAATGGCTCGGTTATCACTGGCCTTAATCAGCTCTCGGTGGCCATGAACCACACCTTGGACGTGCGCGTATCTGACGGCGACCTGTACCCGCGTAACGCTGCGCTCTTGGCGGGTTCACCGACGATTACGGGCGAGCATCTCGATCCAGCTACGCTGCTCACCACGCTGAGCCTGATTGGCGTGAACATCAGCGCGAACGTCATTGCTTACTGGAAATCGTTCGATGTCACAACGCAGATCGTAAGCACGGCCAACAGCGTCAGCGCGGCTATCGCCAGTGGGCGCATCGTAGCCGAGAACATCGACGCTGGTCAGAACAATCCAGCCAAATCGGCAATCCATGTGATTCCGCTGTCGAGCACGGCAACGCATCCGCTGGTTACGTCCATCGCAGCAACGGCGCCGAGTACCTGATGCTGATTTTTCGCGATCCCCTATCGCATGGCGGCACTCGCCTGCCTACCTGGCTGGAAGGCTGCCCAGAGCTGCAACGCATGCAGACCGACAACGGCGACCTGCTGACGGCCGGCGATCCGCTGTTCCTGGTCGATCCAGTCGGCGTGAAATGGAAAGACCTGGACGACGGCTACCAGGTCACGACCACCAACGGCATCGACCACGACCGCTACCTGCGGCGCCGCATGGACATCGAACGCATCCGCGTCAAGAACGCCAAGGGCGTCGACTGGTTTGCGCCACGGATCCTTGCCGAAGGTGGCGGCGACGTGCTGTCATTGCCCTGGGGCAAGAAAGACGGCGTTCGCGTTCGGTCGCCAACTGATGAACAGGCACGCTTGCTGATAGCAGCTGGCTCGGCCAGGACTGAAATCCTGTCTGGCAAGCTCGGCGAGGTGCCTATCGACATCATCGCCGAATGGACGCATATCCTGCTTGAATCGGTCTATCACTTTTCTAGCGACGTTATCGATGCGCTGGAACTGCTGGACGATACCTTGATTGGTGGCGTGCTGTTGGCGTCGAGCGGCTTTCCAAAGCCTTTGCCTGAAACGGCAGTGTATGCCGCTCTTTGAACAGCCGAAACAAGGTTTTATTCGCGCGCAGATTATTCTGCACGAGAAGGCGTTGCGCATATTCAGTCAGCAGGAACGCAATGCGATTCTGCGCGAAGGCATGCGTCAGGTTGGTCTATTCTGGGCGAATATTTTCCTGCCTAAGCGTTTCACCGACTATGCGAAATCGCTTGGCTATCACATTTCCATGAAATATGAGAAGGCAAAACGTGCGAGATTCGGCGGCGATGCGCCACCGCTGATTTGGTCTGGCGATATGGCTAGAGCAATCCAGGCAGGCACAAACGTTGTTGCGAAATCGACCAAGGACAATCCAAGTGCTACGGTCAAGATGCCGACAGGTCACGCGCTTAATGCCGATGGCATTGTTCAACATGTCTTGCAAACGGTTCCACAGTTCGAAGTCAAGCGCGTGGCAGAAGTGTTTGCAAAGACCATTGTCGGACTCATCAATGGTGCTGCAACGCCATCGCCTGAGCGCATGCAACTGACGATTCAGCAACGGCAGACGCTTGGTATTAAGCCGCGTGCTTCCTACGGAAGCAAGCCGATACGCAGAAGAACAACCTATTATGCAGGTGCATAATGCCAGCTGACGCAACGGTAAATTTTGACGCCAATACCACGGCGTATATGGCCAAAGTGAAGGGCATGAATGATGCCCATGAAAAGACAACTGGGCATCTCAATAAGCAGGTTGACCTCGGTGAAAAGTTCTCGCACGGACTAGAGCGAAGCCTCGCTCATTCCATTGGCCTCGCTGAAGTGGTGAAGCGCATCTCTGAATCGATTACCACAATCGCTAAGCAAACTGCTGATTTCAACAAGAACATCGGTGGTCGCCAAAATGATTTAGCATCTAGTTTGGTAGGTTTTGGGTTCAAGGGCGACCAAATCGACACCGAAATGGCAACGGTTAACAGGCCTGGCGGCAGGGCTACTCTGGAAGAAAGGGCCAGTCTAGCTGGATCGTTAGCATCGATCAATGAAGCCCGCGCTAAAAAAAATTGGCCGCTCATAACTCAGGCACAGTTTAACCAGGCGCAAGAACTTGGTCGGCGTGGCGGGTCGCTTATTTGGGATAAGAACCTCACTGGTATCAGCGGCATGTTCGATGATCCGAATCTCAATTATGGCCTAAACCAAGATGTCAATGTCATGGGACAGGAATTCGTCAGGAAGCGTGCCGGTCTGCCCGCTGGAACTGTTGATCCAATTGGGGTCATGCTGAACTCAATGCCTAGCGGCCTCAAGGGCGAAGGCATATCACGCGACTATGAATTTCGTAATAAGATACGAGAAGAAGAGTCCGCAAATTCAGATATGGGCCGCAAGCTGCGAGAAGTCATATCAGATCAAGAATTATTTTCCGTAGAACATCCAATTGGTGCAGCGGCTATGGGGGCAACTGGCTCAGTTGGCGCTGCAACTGACATAGCCAATCGTCTAAATAATAAGATGCATAAAGGATTCTGGAGCCAAGTTTTTGGCGGTCTTAGTGGCTTGTATAAGCGCACCGAAGAGATGCAACAGAGGAAAATTTTACGCCACGACGCTCATGAGGAACTCAAATGAGCCTGGGCACACTCACCGTTTCAACGCCTACGTATGTGTCCGGACTTTCTGGCTACACTATGAATTTCGAGACGGTGAAGTTTGATCCTGATGGATCGACGCTCGATCAGCTTATCGAGATTCAGGAGGAGCTGTCAGACGTCGGCATTGACGGCAAACGGTGGCGGCGAGTGAATAAGCAGTTTCGTCCGTTCGTCATGCAGACGACGTTTAACGCAGCAAATACCTATTCTGCCGCACGGACTGAGCAGCAAACATACCTCCTGGCTATTGGTCAGATTGGCGATCTGACCGCATCGCTGTCAGGCACCACCTATCGGTGGAAGAATGTCAAAGTGCTCGATTGCGTGCCGAAAGTATTTCGCGGCTCGATGGTTGGCAACGGCTTGTCATCCAGCACCGCTGTCGTTATCGCGCAGTGGACCATGCAGCTCAGCAAGCAAGCCGGTAATGCATGACCATTATGCTGCCGCTCACGACTCTTACGCCACCACTCTGGCGTATTCTGCAAGCTGATACATGGAATAGCACATGGAATGTGCTGGTAGCGACCAAGCTTGTGGGCAACAATTGGACGCAGGGATTTTTTGTTGAGGAATTCTGGCGCTCCTGCATTCCTGAACCGGGACAGGCAACGATACGTTATGACATGGGCCTGATTGACGGCCAGGTGTACGGCGTCGACAACAACGGTGTCGAGCAGGACAACATCAATCTCATAGGCAACTGTATCCGCATTCAATGCGCGCCAGATCCAGGCGACAATTCAACGCCAGCATGGCGAACCGTCTGGGTCGGCGTGGTCGAGCTGCATGAAGACACGATAGCTCCAGGTGGCGACACGCTGATTGGCAGTCGTAAATATCATTGCCTGGACCTGCTGACATCCTTCACCAAGAAGCAGCCACTGAACCGGCATGGCATGTATATCAATGGAACGTTCTTCGTGAACGCCTACGGCCATCCAGGCTACAATAGCGCCAACTGGGATGGGCGTATTCTCGGCAATCGTGAATCGACAGGCGTGACGTGGTATCAGTCTGGCTTTCCGCTGCCGTGGGACACTGACAATCTTCTAACTACGCCGGTTGACGTAAAAACTGTATTTCGCAGTAAGTTGCTCTGCCATTCCAACTTTGGCGGTGGTACCACTTGGACCGATCTACAAGCCATCGAGAACGCCTTGGCATCTAGTCGCGTTCCAAACACACCGTTTTTCTATATCACTGGTCAGACTACGCTCATCAATGGCGCGAACTCGAACAACGCCTGGCCGATAGAAGACGGCATGAACGCATGGGACTTCCTGTCTGACATGTTCAAGCGTCAGCGTGGACGCGGCGTTGCGTTCCTTGATTGGGACGACGATTCAGCCAATCCAACCGGGCCGCTCACCGTCTATATTCGCCTGAATCCACAGACGAAAGACGACATTACCTACACGCCAATTGTTGGCTCGGCTGATTCCATTCCTGGCGCGACTACGGCCAGCACCACGGTAGCCGTCGATCTGATGGGCGACCATCGCAACGTGTCAGCGACGTTTGCGCTGGGCCACCGTAACCAGCATGCCTACGACTACGTGGAAAGCCTTGGCGAGAAAATACAGGTTCTAGCGACTCTGGATTATGCCAGCGGACCAACTGACGGTAGTCGGACGCTTGATCGTCGTTGGTCTGATCAGGATGCTACGGACTTTGCCAATGCGAAAGCTGCCGACATCAACCGCGTCAAGCAAACATCGCGCTGGGACGCCGTTTACCAATTGCATGGCCTGCGCAAAGACTGGCTGGGGACTGGCTCAAGTGGCAGCGGTTCTACTGGCCGCTGTGACTATCGCTGTGATGATAGCGGCGCATTGCTGATTCCAGGTGGCACGAGCCAGCCAGATACTGCACCCGATGTCGTGACGGTCTTGCAAGATTTGCCGCTGTATGTCGGGTATAACTATGCGGCATCGACGCCAGTCCGTTACGACGGCGCCGCCGAAACCGAAGCTCCTAGCCGGCGCCGACCGCTACTCATGGTCAGGGATCCAACCGACAATACTAAGTTCATCCGCTGCGACGATGACTTTTATTCCTGTAGCGTTCGCGTGACGCAATATGGCATCGAGATAGTGCATTCCGGCGATCAATCTGCTGGACTACGATTCTTCGATGGCACTGCGCACAACATCAATCAACTCGTCGTTACGGTTGGCCTGGAAATGCCGTACCGAGTACGCATGGCGAACGGCGACATCAACGGCGCGCGCAAAAAGCAACTGTTCCATCGTGGCTTGCACTTCTGGGTAGCTCATGAACTCGCCATATGGGACCTAAGTGACGTCACGGTGACCGCCATAGGCGCGATTGCCAAGCGTGGCGCCAGCTTCCTGCGTGACGACCGCGCCAAGCTGGCGAGAGAGCATGCCATGGCCTGCTCATGGTATCTGAACCAGCGGCGCACGGCAACCTGGCAGCTCAAGGCATGCGGATTCCTGCCAGGCTTCTACCAGGACGACGGCAACGGAAATAGCGCGGCAACAATCACCGCCTATCCGACCATTGGCCAGGTAGTGACGACGCTCAAGGCGGCCGGCCACGGCGCCAACAGCTCGGATCCCTATACCATCAACACGCCGATCACCAAGGTTCACTTCACCAACCGCAGCAATGGTGTGACGACCTGGATCACCGATTGGTCAGACCTGGATCTGCGATAATGGATTACCGCACCATTCGGCGCATCGATGAGCAGGAGCGCGAGATAGGCAGGTTGCGGCGTGAGCTGGACCAGCGCCCGCTCATCTCGGTCAGCGCGACATCCACCAAGCAGCTCAAGCTCGTCATCATCGATGGCCAAACGGTCTACAATTCTGGCGGTACGACCTACTACGGCATCAACTGGTCAAACGTGGCAATCACCACAGTGCCTGTGCTCTACGATCCAACCGTGTCGCAGGTGCCTGGCACTTTTACCGCAGTCACCGGCATAGGCCGTGCAATCTTGTGGACCAATAACGTCGCCAGCACAACGCCGGTACTCGTCATTCATTCGACCACCTATTCATCTTTCAGCTATCCGCTCATCAATACTGATCCTGTGGTCGCTGGTCCCGCCGTGTCCATTCCTGTTTCTGGCGGCGGTGGGACGAGCATTGTTGCCTACACCGTCAGCTTCCCATGACGACGATTCCGCGATTCATGAAAATGGGTGTTCCGCCAAACAGTGGGACCAAGGCAACGGCCATGCGCAGCATTGGCCGCAATACCTTAAGCGCGTCTGGCCTACCGATGTTGCCGCAGGCGGAAGCGTGGCCATATACCACTGACACCAACGGCCAGACGTATCCAGGTGGCATCGTGGCTATTCGCGTGAATCATGCCTGGGATGGCAATTATGGATTCTCGAACTCGGTGATTGCTGTTCCTAGCGCGTTGCCGGCTGGCTATACCGCATCCTCGCTACGCGATCATCTGCACCGCTCCATTTCTGGCGTCTCGAATCCGTGGGTGCCTAATTTGCCGTTCGATTATGGCGTGCGGCCAGGACCGCGTTATGGACTGCCAGTGACGCCGACCAGCTTGAACATGATTAAGACCACTGGCGCACTGACGCCATACGAATGGATGCCCGAGAACTCTGACAACAATGCGAATGTCCAGACGTTCAATGAGCAATCGCTCTCTACGCGGACGATCGGTGTTGGCAATGTTAGATGTCCCACCGCTGGCTTTCGCTACATCAATTTTCATTTCCAAGGCGACTTGCTGATCGGTACTGACATCCGTTTTACGTTCTATATCAACAGCGATAACTCGGAAACCTTCCCGCCCGATACCATGCTGTTTCGGCAGGTTTGGACACCAGCGCCAGGACAGATGGGTACTGGATACCTATTCAATGACGGTATCACATACAAATGGTATAGCCCTACGCTCGGCACCCGTTGGATGTTCATCTATACCGTTGAATATTTTTCAGGCGGCATTTGGAACTTCATGACGACCGCCGGCGGCGAGGCATCGCTCATGCAGCTTGAATGTGGACCGCGCTTGGACATACCGTGGCCATATGCCGTCACGGGCCCAAGCGTCACCGCGCCAGGTGGCATCGTGACTGGCGCAGTGCCTGGATACTAAATGCCGCAAGAACCAGTCAGCATCACCGATCTACTCGAAGCCCTTGGCCATGCCAGCCTGCGGGCGATTCAACTCAATAAGCGCATCGAACTGCTGGAACAGGAAATAGCGGTTTTGCTTGATGAGCATGAGGCGCAGAAGCGGGATATCCAAAAGCTGATAGAAGAACAGCTCTTACTTCGTGACACCATACGCAACGCCGAAACGTCAACGCATCCGATTGTCAGGCCGTTCCAAGATGACTCTGACTGTGTTTAGCTCTAGCGCAACCGCATGACGTGGCGCGGCGTAGGTTATTGCTCAACATAATCTTTTCGTTGCCGCAGTCGCAGCGGACATGCCAGCAAGCCTTTTGGGAGAAAGCTTTGTGCTGCTGAGCGATGGTAGCGCGACGAAGGACGAGTAGGCGACCGAAGCGGCGGTTGGTGAGGTCGTTAATCACTTGACCACCTCTCGTATCGCAGCGAGTGCATAATAAGCATGTCCTCGTCCGCTCTCGATATCCTCTCTTACCTCGTCGCACACCTTCGCCGCCGCCTCAAGCGCGTCTCGCTGGATGGCTTCGATAAAATCTTTTGCGCTCTTGAAACCATCAAGGTCATAATCTAGGAACGAAAGCCCCCACTCACTTGCGCTTTTCATGTCTTCCCGCCTTCCCCGACGGCGCGGTCGAAGGCTTCGCAGGCTGTAAAAACATCGTGATCGACCTTGAAAAGCCCTTGCCGATTAAGCAGGAAAAAGCATTTCCGCTTTACGCCAATGGATCGTTCACCGAGCCAAAAGGTGGCGCTCACTAGCTGCGCAGCCTCGATCAGCTGGGCGAGGGGTGAGGTGGTCATTTTGTCTCCGGCTGAACGTCAAGCGGGCGCGAGTAATCACGGTGATCGTATTCCGTCGCCATTTTTCCGCAATCAACACAAGCGAAGTTTTTCGGGCCAGGAATCTCGCCTCTAGTAATCGCGTCATGAACCGCGCCTGTAGCGCGACGAATATGGGCATACTTTGGATACTTCGTCTAGCCTCCTTAAAATAAAACGTCGGTTTCTCTCCCACCGACAAAGTCACGCCGTATTGTGCACCCGTCAAGCTTAGCGATTGTTTGTGTTATCGCGTCAGACAGCCTTCTAGCTCCAGGCGTTCTCATGCTGCGTTTTCTCCCTCGCACACGGGGGCCAGATCGTACCGATCTCTTCGCTGGCGTAGTATTCGGGCGCAATGAAGGACATTGGCCGTTAGATCGACTAGAAACTTTTGGTGTATTCATGACCTTGCCTTCTACACACTGACCAGCAAGCCAATCGCGCTGGCGGTCAGGAAGATGATCGAAAGTTTTATGATGAGATAGCTCAGCTTGGTGATCATTGCCGCAACTCCTCGGGCACTGGCTCTGCATTCTGAGTGAAGTCGCAATCTGCTGCCCGCGTGGCGATGCCGCGACCACCTGAACCGACATATTGAACGAAAAGATATTCGCTATTCCAATGCTTGAGCCAGCCGTATTCGGCCTGGCCGTGAGAGAGATAGATTACCTCGCGTCCAACGTCGGCGGGGGTCAGTCTGGCTGTAATAATCACGTCTTCACCGCCATTTCCGCCAGCACATACGCCAGCACCGCGTCAACGATTTCCGCTGAGCTTGCCGAGCGGCCGGTGGTGGCTATCGCCTCGCTGCGTAGTTGGGTGATGGCGTCGATGATGCGTTGGCGTAGTTGCTTAGATATGGTCATGCTCGCCTTCTGATTTCCGCTAAAGAGACTGTGCCGTCGCCGTAGCCGGAGCCGTAGCCGCAGCCGTAGCCGTCGCCGTAGCCGTAGCCGGAGCCGCAGCCGTAGCCGTC